GTAATTGTGGAGTTTTAAGAGATTCTAAATCTAGTTCAGTATCATTAATCTTCAAATCACCATCAGCTTGTTCTTGTAGTTTTTCTAAATCCATAATAAACATATCCTATCATAATATTATATAAATGTAAAGCCTTATGTAACAGTTTCAGTTGTATTTGACGACCCTTTCACAGCAAATTCATATAGTTTATACTTGAAAGAAACCGTTGCTGTTAAGTAGTTAACATCATCAGCTTGTTGGTCAAACTGCAATGCCGATAAAGAAGAAGGAAATACATCATTAAATCTAACTTCTATATTTGCATTATTTTTACTAGACAATACACTTAAAGTTGCGTCTGAAAATAAAGGTCCTAATGGTGTTGCACCATATTTTACTTTACCAGCGTCTGTAGCTTTACTCTCTTTACCTTGTGTTGGAAATCTATCTGCATTTGCTTTTATCAAACTTCCAAATTGTGTTCTTGATTTTGGAAATCCTATACCATACATCCAGCCGTGTATCTCTCTATAGTTCTCTAGGTTTTCATCTACTAAAAATGTAATCTCTAAATCACCAAAGGTCAAGGTATCACCTGGAAGTGGTATGTCCGCCAACGGAGTTGGTTGGACCGTAGCAGTTAGACTAATACCTGGTATATTACAAGCAGTTGTAAAATACTCTACTTTAGGCAGTTTTGAGAGTTGAAATTTAAACTGCGTTGCCGAAGCATAGTCAAACTTTGTGGGTTGTCTATTGTATGATGTTATTACTGTCATACTTATATTTATCCATCCTGGAGGAAGGCCAAAAAAAAGGGCGGATAAACCGCCCTTTTTCGTATTCTGTAGAAAACTCTACAAGATATTACATTAAGTTTGAAACTTTAACTCTTTGGTAGTATCTGTTTGAGTTAGCAGAACCAGCGTCATTTACTGCTGAAGCAGCACCTGAAATCGCACCAGTTTCAGCAAAAGGATTAGCAACTAAGCCATATCTTGTTTTGAAACCGATTTTTGGTTGGAAAGTATCTTGACCAACTGCTCTAACCATTTGTAGAGGCACATATGGACAATAGAACATACCAGCGTCATAAGGTGAAGTACCTTTATAACCTACTACATAGTATTGACTAGCGCTTGAATTTGCACTATATGGGTCAATGTATACCTTGAATCTGCCGTTAAGAACACCAGCAAAAGTATTGCCTGTGTCATCAACATTCAAGTTATTGTTTAATGCAGGTGTGTAATCTAAAACACCAGCCATTTGTAGAGCAGAAGCGACATCAGCTGAACATATAATCATGTTCCCTTTACCTCTTCTTGTTCTTTGAGCGATTCTGTTTGCGTCTCTTTCCAATTGGAACATAAGACCTTTGAATCTCTCAACTGACCATCTACCGTTTGAGTCTGTATCTAAATCAAAGATACCAGCAGTAGTTGTGTTTGTAGCAGCACCTTTTTCTGCATTTGTGTAAACTGTTCTAACTACTTCTCTGTTGATTTCAGCTAAGATTTCAGCAGATAGGATGTTAGCAAGTTCAGTTTCAGCGTCTAAACCATGGATTGCTTTTAAGTCTTGAGCAAGTTCCATTGTGTATTCAGCTTTAAGAGCTCTTGATTTAGCAGTTACAGTTGACTTCTCGATTGAGAATGCCATTTCAGCAAATGCGTTTCCAGAGTCATCACCTAATGCTTCAGCAGCAGCTGTAGTCATTGCTTGACCAGTAGTATAAGTACCGGCAGGTGAGTCGTTTAATACACTCGGGTTAGTTCCTGAATTCGCTGTAGATGAATAACCATCAACAGATGAACCAGCAGCGTTTCTTCCAGAAAAGTCAGTATCAGCTTCGTCAAACATTGCTTCTGCACCTGTTTGATTAGTGTATCTGCTTCTCATTGCAAAGATTAGTCCAGTTGGACCAGTCATTGGTTGAACACCAGCAATATCGTAAGCGATAAGGTTAGGCATTGCTCTTCTTACTAATGAAATTAGGATTGGATCCCAATTAGCAATAGATGAACCGGTTGCGTTTGTTGGCGCAGCCTCTGTCATAAAAGCTTGGTCTTCCTTAGCAGCTCTTTCTTGGTTTTCCAAGATAACTGATGTAACGGCTCGTCTGTAAGAGTCCTTGATTTCTGGTAAATCAGGATGTTCTAACACAGGCTGCCATTTTTTTTCGTGAGTTTCGGATAAGTACATTTTATTTTCTCCCTTTTTCCGTGTTACCTAAGATATTTTAATATCTTTTGTTTTGCTTATAGCGGCAGTGTAAGCAGCCATAGCTTTCGATAAATCTTCGTTAGAAGCTTCATCGCCAGCCGCCACATCATGTAATTCGTCTTTCACTTCTTCTTTTTTAACTCCAAAGTAAGACTCTTTAATTGTCTCACATTTTTGTTTGAAAGTGTCTGCGTTAGACCATTCAATCTCTTCAGCAAGTTTAGCAAATTTTTCTTTTGCTGTATCAGCCAAGTCACTTGCAACTTCAGACATGATTTCGTTTCTTGTCTTGTCTGCATTGTCCTTGTTTAATTCAACATTTTTCTCTATTTGCTCATTAAGTTTCTTTTCTAAAGATTCAATTTTAGTTGCTTGGTCTTCAAGCACATTGTATCTTTCATCTGGAACATCAATGTAGTGTTCAGCGAAAAGTTTTTTAAGACCTGTAATAAAGTCTTCAGCGATTTCACCTTTAATGCCTCTTTCAAGAGCGATTTCATTATCTTTCATCCACTCTTCAACGACATAAGATAAGTAGCTGTCAACTTTTTCAGTTAACTCTTCTTTATGCTTACTAACATCTTGCTCGTAGTTTGTTTTAATATCTGCTTCCATTGTTTCAGCAATCTCTTTAACTTTAGAGTTTACTGCTGATTCAAATACAGTTGCAGCTTTTGTTTTAAATTCTTCGGATAAGTCATCTTGTCCAGCGATTAAAGCGTCCATATGCTCATCAACTTCTTCTTTTTTCATTTTATAAGAAGCCGTTTTCATCATCTCTTTTTTGTCTGATTTTTCGTCAGATTTTTCAGATGTTTCTTCGTCTTTCTTATTATGTTTTTTAAGAGCGTCAAGAGCAGCTTTTGGCATTTCGCCTTCTTTGATTTCTTCCGAACCTTCTTCAGCTTCTGTGCCCTCTAGCTTAGTATTGTGACCACTTAATGTTGGCATAGGGTCAGCGCTACCTTGCGATTTTTGTTGAGCATCGCCAGAAACTTGTTTTACTTTTTTAGTTGCGTCAGGATTACTGTCTGTTGGTTTAACAACAGCTGCGCCTAAATCCTCTGCATCATTTTTCAGATGGTTCGGTTCAGCCGCTACAGCATTTTTCTTAGGAGCATCCGCTTGAGGGTTTGCACTTGCCTCAGCTACTGCTTCTTGCTCTAACGCCGCTAATTTGTTTTCTGTATCGGCCATTTGAGAAATCTCCTTTTTTAAAAATTACTAGTAATTTTTCTCTTATTAATAGATATTTATAAGATTAAAGTTTTTCAAGAAAGGATTTAAAGACATTTGCCTTAGCTTCTGCTAATTTAAGTCTTTTTGCCTCTTTGATATGGTCTTTATACTCTTCAATATCTTGTACTTTTATTACACCATTGTCCCATACCCACTCTCTGTTTTCCATAATGCCTTCAACGAAAGCGTCTGGAGCAGAGGGGTCTGCCACAATGTCAGCAGCAGTAGCTAAGTAGAAGTCTTTTCCTACATAGTTAGCACCGCCTTTAGTAACCAAGGATCCCATACCACGAGAAGATACTCCAAGTTGAGCGCCTTCATCAATAAGACCTTTTACAATCTTACCGTATGGTGTGTCCATGATTTTTGCTTCACCTATAAAATTTTTGCCTTCGCCTTTTAGAGATGTTATCATGTGTGATACTCTCTCTAAATTAACAGTAGGTCCATCTGGATGGCCTAGTTCACCGAATGCTCTTTTTTTATCAATGAATTCTTTTGAGTATCTATCTACCTCTTTTGACAAGATATCATTCTCATAAATTCTTCCATTTCTATTTTTGATATCTGATTGTAGAAAGACACCACGAATTTTGTAGTTCTTTTTACCATTGGTTTCTTCAACCAAGTATTCTGCGTTTTGAATTTCTTCCGATATTAGCTTCATATTTTCTCTCTTATACTATTTATACAAAAACTTATCTAAACTCTACAATAATTGTGTAATTATCGCCTATAGCAAAGTTCTTGGTAGATAATAATACATCACCAGTAGGGGTAATTGAATTATTTGATATCTCATTACCAGCAGTTCTTAAATCAAAATAACCATTACCACTCAATAACATAGCAGTTGCGCTAGTTTCTCCGTCCCATATCAACTCTACTGCTGATTTATTATTAGCTGTGTTAATTGAATACCATATCTTGGCAATTTTTCTATTACCGTCCTCTGTCATAAATGTGACCTCGGAAGCGTCTATCTTTTTTACTTGTGTCTCACCAGTACCGTCTGAAAAGTTTGTTAATTTTGAGACAAACTTAACACCAGATGTATCAGCGATTGTTTGTGTAGTTACTAAATCAGCCATTGCTAAATCCTATTTCTTTGTGACACTCTAACATAAGACTAAACTTATCTACAAAGTTGTCTGTCTTAATTGTAATGTCTCCTGTTCCTTTTATTTTTGTTTCAGTAGGTTTTAGACCGTAGTTGTCTATTCCTGTCATTGTAAATTCTTGGTCTTCTATTGTACTATCAAATAACAATTGTACCTTGCCTGTGCCTTCAACTTCATAATATACATTTGCTATTGAAATTTCTGATTCGTTAGTAGCACCTTTTAATTTCTCTAAATTAATTAGTATTTCATTTTCGTTACGAGCACCAGAAATCTTATTGATAACCTTAAAACTATCGTCAACTAATTGTGTACTACTGATTGTCATAATAAGTCTTACTCAATTCGCCTCTTTCAACTGTAGTACCTTTTTTTCTAGTTCTAGCATAAACGGCCACGGTATCACTTGTGCCTGGTTTAGTATAAGTTCTTACACCACCAGAGAATACAGAGTTTGCACCTGCACCTGAATCTGAATATGTGTTAGCCGCTGTAGCAGAATTTTCATACTGCCAAACTGAATTTGAACCTGTTACATCTACCCACGCCATCTTTATACTCCTAATTCTTTGTCCATGTAATCATAGACAACATTTGTTTCTACATTATGTTTAAGAGCAACCTTATCTATAGTTGCCTCAACTTCTTTTACAACATCATTGTTATCATAATTTACTTGACCAAAAAAATCATTTACCACCTCTTTATGTTTAGGTGGTAAATTATTAAAAGTAGTTGTATTAACTACATTTGGTTTAAGTAGTTGGCTGACTTTCATCATTCGCTGGTGCCTCTGCTGGTACTTCTTGCTCAGGTGTTGGTTGTTCATTACCGTTATCAGTAAATGCAATCTCATTACCTTGCGTATCCATAACTGTTTCAGTTTCAGGCGCTGGGTCTATTACTGCTGGTTTTGGGTCGCTGTGAGGTTGTGCTTCAACATCACTAAAGATTTTACCTGCAATATCAACTCTTGCCTTATCTAAACTGTCTGCAACTTTAGCTCTTAAAGCGTCTTTAAAAGCCTCGCCTGCGTCAGCATTATTACCAGTTGA